GAAGAAGCCAACACGAGCAAATCGGTTTGCTCTAATTAGGCTAGTAACCTGAGCACCAAAGTCGTGCTCGAACTGATGAATAGCATTAACCGTGTCGCCTTGACCGGTAATGAGAACCTTTGTGCTAGACACTCCGGAAAGTGTATCACTACTTGCAGCGATAACATATTTTCCAGCTTCCTCGTATCCAAAAGTACCAGCCGAAGCCGATCCACCAACTCCAACCTTTTGGTTCGAGCTAAGACCGTCATTAAGAACTTTAGGTCTTGTGCCATCTTTAAACTCTGTAGCATTATCTTTCAATGCCAACGCTTTAGTAATTACTGTTCCAGTAGTTGTATTACTGAGAATGGTTCCGCCTTCAGTAGCGTCACCAGAATAAGCTCCGCCAGTGGTGTTTACCAAATAAGCGGCTTGATTAGCAGGAACTGCCATAGTAGATCTCCCTTTGAAAATCAGTTAAGTAAAAATTGTTATGTCTTATCCCATTATCCAAAAAGAGATCCGGTTCCTTTTTAACATACACAAATTATACCAATTGGCAGTTGCTTTTTCTACATAAATTTACAGCCCTTTTTAATCTTCTTCTAGCGGTCTCTCGACTATATCCGTTGGCCTCAGCAATTTCCACCATAGTCATGTTGCCAAGATACCTTTGTTTAAGTATATTAGATACGTCTTCAGGCAAGCCAATTAGGATATCCATAAACTCTCTAGAGCTGTCTCTGTAGACCGAATCAGATTTAATAAAATCTAATTTAATGTTGTCTAGATACAGCATCTGCTTTTTCTTTTTGAGTTCGTTTTTGAAGGCAAAAGAAAGCTGTTGATAAAGATATGAGGTAAACTTTGCACCTCTGGATTCGTCGTATTTATCTATACACTTCCACAGGGTGATCATCTTAATAGACTCTAGCTCGTCTCTGTCTATGGAGCGATTGTATCTGTTAGATACCGCGTTCATTATATTTACAATATTAGGGTCTTTCAAAAGTTCGTCAATTTTATCCATCGTTTCCTCTCAATATTATCCCACCACGGGATTTTTTAAGTTCAAGTAATCCACTCAGACCGTCAAGATAAATTTTATCCATCTTGTCTGAAACAATATATTCAACTTCACCTTCAGGCGAAACCAACATCGACCAATATTTTTTAGTCTTCAGTTGTTCTTTTACTAGATCTACAGTAGCTTGAGTATTTTCGTTTGAAAGTATTTCTTGCTCAGTATAGACACATAGTTCTTTTTCTATGTTTGTTCTTACTTCCTTTATTTCAAAAAGCTTACCAACTCCTATAAAAAAGGAGTATCTTCCCATAACCCGCAAAGCCTCTATGCCGTTAACAAGTTCTATTTTATCAGCTATATCGTTTGTTATATCAAAATTACTATGACCCATCCAGCAATCCCATCTGTCAGATGGTTTAAGGCAAGATTCTTCTGGGTAAACACCTAGAGGAGTATATATTAATCTTTGTTGTTGCATGAACATTTCAGGCGAAAAAAAATCCGCTGGTACTTCAAGCTCACTATATCCCGCTTCGCCTCCGTTCGCTTCTGGAAAAATCATATCCTGCGGTAGCATCATTTCTTCTGCCACAGCGTTCCAACTTTCCCAAGCTATTTGTTTAGGTTTGGACATTAAAACCTCCATTGTGGGCGATTATAGTTTTAATACATCACGAGGTGAAACCGCCAAAGAATCACCTCCTGAGTTCTCGTCCTTATTTTTTTCTGTTGACATCACGAAGTCTTTTATGGTGTCAAGTATAGATAAAAAGTCTTCCTCGTTATCTTCTAATACACATTGTTCCTTAAGTTCCTTTAGTATTTTCTCCATCAAATCATCGTAGGCAATTCCATAAAATATTGAAGATATAGCCTCTATACCTTTATCGGTACTATCCCAGTCGCAAGTATAGCCAAACTCTTCATTTTTATTTATATTTATAGTCAACTGTGCTATGAGTTCATCTTTGGAGCTATAGGGGTCTTCTTGATAGGAGCTGTTCGTAGTATTCATCTATTTGCTTGTCCAATCTTTCTAGTTCTTTGTATGAGAAAAAGCCTCCGGATTTTTCGGCTCCTAATATTTCTGGCATCATTATTGTATATACGACTTCAGCCGTTGAGTTATCTAACTTCCTAAATCCCGACACGTTACGATTTAACCAGTCTGGCTCTACGTGTAAGTATTTTGATATTATGTCATCTACCGTATCTTTTTCATTTTTCGTAGACATGTATCCTTGCGACAACTGCATATCGTCATCCAGATACATTTGAATTCTTCTAGGATCAGAAATTGGAAGGTCTTTAACAACCTTTGTGATGAGAAGAGTTATTTTAATCTTCATTCTGGTCGCTGGCCTCTTGTGGAGGAGTAGTCGAGATTTGCTCTTTTACTTTTTGCAAAACCTCAAACTGTGAAGCTGATCTTTCATAAGATGATAGAGCTTTAAGTAGTCTTTCCATGCAGTCTTTAGCAGATTGATCTTGGACACAACAATTTATTTCAAATGCGTATTCATCCATACGACCCTTTATTATGCTTTCCGCTGCCTTAATTATGTTCATTTTCCTGTCCCTTTGTATATATAAAAACGAGCCCGCCACAATCCATTATAGCAGACCCATATTGAAAGTCAAATTAATTATTTAAACACCAAGCAAAACCCATGAATGTTTCGCTTAGATCTATTTTTTCACTTTCTGCTATTTCGTGATTTTCTTTCCCAAGTATGCCAACCATAGCGTTTTTGGTTGACGAAGAAAGGTCTTCATATTTTCCTTTTAGAGAGTCTCCAAAAACTTCTTTAGCAGAAAAAACATATACATCGTTTACTTCTTGGGCGGTTGCATCATACCCTAAAATTCTTCCGGCAAACTCTTTATTAAACAAACACAAAACGAGCTTGTCGTTATTGTCGTTGATTGATTCAGAGACGGACGACCACTGATTAATGAGTGATTCTTTGGGTTTCTCTATGACTACCGCTGGCACACTATCAGGCATCTGAGGAATGACACTCTTGATTGTACCCCAGAAAAACCCAGCCAGTATTAACAAACACCCCAAAACTAAACTAATGTTTTTATTCATAGTACTGAAACCTTTTCGTCAATTTTTGGTTTAGATGGTTTTTTAGCGAACGCTAGAAAAACCTCACGTAACTTCTCTTGGGCCTCCACTAGGCCAGCGGCTTCACAGGCGTTGTCTAAAGACTCCCACTTGTGAACTATTGAAGTTAAATTATTGCTTTTTAAAGAAAGCTCTACGCTTGGAGCACTACGCTCTAGCGATTTAGTTGATTTCTTTATGAGGTTTATGGCGGGAGGCACTAAAAATAGCACCCCTCCACCAATCAACAACCACTGCATCGGAGTTAAACTCGTTAGAAGCTCAATCATTGATCCCTCTCTTGTTATTTAGTTTCTCGAACGGTATCACCAATAACCCAAGCAACAACGATGGTCACTATACCAACGACCTGCTCTGTATCAAGAGCAAATCCGAAAAGCTCAGACGATACGATGCCAGCCAAACCAACAGCCGACACCCAAAATCTACGTGATTTCAAAAGTGACTTTACTTTATCCATTTTAACTATCTCCCATAAAAAATTTAGGCACGATTTGCCCTATCTAAAAAAATTGAAAATCCTTCTTGGCCTTACACGTTCCATGTTTTTGCTTGCGACTCCCCTTTTGTGATATGGACAGTCTGTGGTGTGTCCATCTCCGTGGGTTATTATACCCGTTCCCTTGCAGATACACTTGTCCACATCGGGATCTGGCCCATTAGGTTTGTCGTCTGGTGAGGGTTTTGTATTTAAAATCTCTTCTTCTGCTAAATCAAAAGCCTCTTCTATCTGGTTTATTATAGTATCTACTTCGTCATTTGTCAAAGTATTTCTTGAGTAAGATCCGTTTTTTACAGAAAATAATAAAGCCAATAAAATACAGGCTATTGCTGCAACAAACGATCTGCTGGAAATTGTACTTTTAATTTTTGTGTTCATATTAAAAAACCTCGTCTATTGTCCAGTCTATTCTTCTAGCAGGAAAGCCATTTACGTCACTAAAGACCCAAGCTCCACCACCAGATAACATTCCACGAGCATCTTTTTCTCTGATCCAAAAGCTACCTTCAGGTTGGTCTAGTCTTTTCGGCCCAGAGTTCCAGACTCCCCATGAATTTTGAATCAGGAATAATGTTTCATTGTATATTTCTCGGCTGTCATCACATGCAATCCAAGCCATCGCGTGATTCCATCCGCTAGATCTTTTTGCGATACCATTGCTATCTCTCCTGCTAGAGAATCCATATCCAGAACAAACCGATAATGCGTATCCGTTTGCTAGAGCGTCTCTCGCCTCTTCTACAGTTCTAATTGATGAGATAGTTTTAACCTGATGCTTCTTAGCCTCTGTCACATATACATCTTGAGGTATTTTTTTATTTGCGCCAAGACTTGAATTATACTTTGACAGATCAACATCACCATAATCTTTCCTAAGAAGAATACCTCCAGTTTGGTTGACATATCTCGCCGCACCAGAGCAGGTCATTCCTTGACCCCTGTGTCCTCTTGACTGGTATATCCCCTCTGTGGCTCCACGAGCCTCAAACGACTCCCTGTCACCCTTAATGTCTATTTCAACAGCCCGTGTAATGTCTA